TGTAGATTGAAACCGCGCGCATTTAAGGTTAGAGGTTTTAAGTCTTTTATTGATTTTTCAATATCGCGGATTGTGTTTTACACTTTTGGGATCTTTTACCTGGACTACTCCTTACCAGCTTTGACCTTAACTAACTTGGTATGAATATACGAAAAATAATGCGCGTCTCCAAATGGGACGCGCATTGTCTTTTATTTATTTTAATTTATTCTTAACTTGATGTTGTCGCTACTGCAGTTTTTGTTGATGTAGAAGTATAAGATAAGTTTAATTGAACTTCTGGACTGTTAGCTGCACTATAAATTTCACCTCCATTTTCTGCAATAGTAGATCCTACCATTGTTAAAATATCTCCAGTTAAATCTCCTGTTGCAATTGTTACTGTAATAGTACCTGTACCCCCACTTCCTAAAGCAGCGGCATCAATTGTTAATTGATCTCCTGGTTTAAAGGCATATGCTGCTGATGCTTGTGATACAAATGAAATTTCAGATAATACTCCTCCTCCATCTAAAATACAATTTGCAACTATATCAGAAACACCTGCTACACCTGTAAATGGAACTCCATTATAAGTTGCTGCTGCTCCTCCTGAAATTGTTCCTGATGCTGAACCTGCTAAATTAGCTCCAACTGTAATTACATGAGCTGCAATTCCCCCATCATTAGTTGCTGTTGCAGGATGGGTATGAGAAAATCTTACTAATTTAGATTGGCTATTATTATTCACATAAGTATAAACTACTGGTGAAACTGATCCACCACCTTGTTTTCCATTTGTAACACTAATTGTTGGTACACCACCACTATCATCTACTAATACTGCTTTTTGGAATACAATATCAATAAAAGTAGTATTTTCTACAATAGAGGATAAAGCTGGGGTTGCATTAAACACAGCATTTATTATTTTATTTTCAATATCTCCTTTAACATTATTCATAGCAGATAAAGAATTAAAAGCTAATTGCCTTGAAATCAACTGTTGTGCAACAAAATCATCATATTGTAATTGTTCAGTTAAGTATTTTTTCTTTTGTTCTTGAAGAGATAAATTTCTAATATCATTTCTTTTGATAAAAGATTGCCATTCTCCAGGACTTTCTGCGTTGTGGTATAAAGCCATAATTATTTATTATTGTTAAATTTTATTATAAATATGTAAAAAAATATTAATATGCATTCCTCTTGGAAGTTGTTTGAAATGTTGATGTATAAGGTGTTGGTTTTGGGTTTTCAATATCGAACAAAGCTTTAACATGAGTAAATATTTCTATATTTTGTTCTTGTGTACGAGGTGACTCATATATCTCCCAATTTTTACCTTTTATTTTTTTACCATTTTTATCTGGTCCTCGTGATTTAGATTTTAACCATAATACTGCTACTCTATCAATATCTTTTCCAAAACATTCTTCATAACATTGAGCATATATAGCCCCTTGTAAATCATAGGTAGTTTGGAGATGGTTTGATGTTTTAAAATCTATTATCCAACGTTCCATTTTACCATCTATTTCAATTTCACATACTAAATCACAGGTACCCGCTACCTCAATTTTATCTGAGAATAAATGTACTTCTGCTTCTATTAATGTTGGATTATAAGTTTCCCAAAAATCCACAAATCTAAGGAACATTTGCCATACATGAGCAGGCATTTTAGGGTTACCATCTTTGTATAAAAATGTAATTTCTTCACCGTTTAACCAGTCTTCAATCATTTCATGTACTAATGTTCCTTCTTCTGCTGCTTTCTTAACAATCCATTCCGCACTATAACCTACTTTTTTAAGCCAGTCTTCAAAATATTTGCCTTTTGGGTAAGAACTTAAAACATGGGTTACTGATGGATAATATTTACCATTTCGTCTATAATATCTTGAATCAGGCATTGTAACTTGTTGATAATCATCTGAAATTTCTAATAGTCTTTTGTATGATTTTTTGATCATATAGCTAGTTTTTGTTCCATTAAATCATAGTAGGTTAATGGTAACGTTGTTTGTATAAGTTTAGTGAAATTTTCGAAACCCATTTCACTCGGATCCTTATCTTGCATATCTACAAGATAGACTTCTTTACCTTCTGCCATTAATCTTTCACAGAATTTTAAAGCTTGTTTGATTGCATCCCTATCTAATGCAATATAAATTTTATCTACTACAGATGTAACTATTTTTTTCATTAAACTACTCTGTATATTTTTCCCTAATAGTGGGATTGCGTTTCTTTTTATAGCAATAGCATCAAATAACCCTTCACACAAAATTACTGGTACATTCCAATTAATTAAATGTTCATTAGGTATTATATCTCTACTTGCTGATGGGTTTCTATATTTAATATATGGTTCCTTTTCAAATGAACGAGCAGTAAAATAGTTTAATCTACCATCTGCATCATACGTTGGAATTATAATCATATTTTTATATAAACCTGTTTTACAATAACCTATATTGTATTTGATTATATCGTATTTACTCACATACCTATTTTTTAAGTACGTAGTAGCGTGTCTAGCCATTATATCGCTGTTATCAACGTTATTTAGGCTAATATATTCATCTGGTAGTGCAACACTAGATACAACTTGTGTTTCTTTAATAGACCTAGAAGTTTTAACTAAAGATTTAAGTTCTGTAAATTTATCTGCTGCTGCTTTAACTTGTCTAAACAAATTATATATTGTAGTTCCTCTAGCATCACAAGCCCAACAGTGCCAAGGATTTTTACCTTCGCGATTTTCTGTTAAGTTTACTTCTAATTTAGGTTTATGGTGATGACATAAAGGGCAATGGTAAGCATAGTTATTTCGAGCAGTAGCCTTGCCCGAACCTAATACTGAATTTACTAATGTAACTAATAATTGGTTTACCATAAATGGTAATATACGAAACTATATTTTATCAACCACGAAATCTTCAAATTCAATTTCATTTAAGTCTTTTGTGAAAAATTTACCTAAAATATTATCATTAAAAAATTCATCTGGTTTTTCTAATACTTGATATATCATTTGATATTTTATTTCAAAATAAGTTAATGATTTTTTACTAGGGCACATTTTTAATATGGTACGTTCAAATTCATCTTTTTTACCTTCTAATAGTAATTGTTTAATATCGGATTGTGAGCCATAATATTTAAACCAATCTGATTCTTTAACTACTAATTTATATGAAGGTCTTCTACCAACTACCCCTGTTAAGGCCGCTAGTTCTTTTTTACCTAGTTTTTTCTTTTGATTATGAAATAATACTTTCTTCCCAATATACGATTTACCCGAAGGCTTATGTGTTGTAATATAGACAAAACCAAATGTATTTTCTGGGAATTGAGTGATATCTCCTATTTCATGCTGTTTATAGGTCCAACTCATAATTTAATGTTTAAATGTAATATAACTAATTTAATTATAAATATCAAGTTATTATTAACAACAACCTACATATATAATTATTTTAAGTTTAAATAGTGATATAATCAAAACTTGGGTTAAATAGCATCTTATCTGCACCCAATACAACACCTACAACTTGTATTTGCTGACCAGGTACACTTGGGGCAATTACTGAAAAGGTTCCTTGGGTAGTATTTAAAAAAACTTGTTTACCTATATCTGATGAAGTAAATGGATATGATTGATATTCTGCTACCCCCATTAGTAAAATATCTATGGGGTCATTTGCTTTATTAGCAGCAGTAACAGCAATACCTATACAAGGAACTTGAGTACTACTAATAATAGATCTAGCTAATAATACTCTCCCAGCAGTTACTCTTGAAATAGCAACGCCACTACCTACGGATATACCATTTGCCTCATCAGATATTAATGTAATTATAGTACCTGAAAAATTATTTGTAGCTGAAAAAGAATCTTCTAATCTTCTAAGGTTCTCTAGACTAACTTTTTTCTCACGACTTGAAGGTGCTGCATCTATATCACAAAAAGCTAAAAAATCACCATTTTGAATATTATCATCTTCATCTAAATTACTACAAATATCTAAGCTTATCACGGCTTGATTATTAGCTGTAGTAACTGCCAATCCACCACTTGATGAAGCTATAACACTTGTTGTACCACCTGTACTACTAGTACCAGATGTACCACTTGAACCTGCTACTCCACTAGTTCCTGATGTTCCTGAAGAACCTGAAGTTCCTGCTGGTCCTGAAGAACCTGCTACTCCACTAGTTCCTGATGTTCCTGAAGAACCTGAAGTTCCTGCTGGTCCTGAAGAACCTGCTACTCCACTTGTACCTGATGAACCTGATGAACCCGAAGTTCCTGCTGGTCCCGAAGAACCTGCTACTCCACTAGTTCCTGATGTTCCTGAAGTTCCTGCTGGTCCTGAAGAACCTGCTATTCCACTTGTACCTGATGAACCTGATGAACCCGAAGTTCCTGATCCACCTGTTCCACCTGACCCATTGGTTTCCATTAAGATACAATCGTCATCAGTAATTGAAAAGTCAATAGTACTAGATTGGAAACCTCTTATGGTTAAGACTCCATTTGTATAAGAACTAACTACATTAGCTTCTGATAAACCACCTGAAGCATCTAGTATACCATTAATATCATTAGCAAATTCTACATCTGTAAAGTTTAATGCTCCAGAAGGTTGATTATTTTTATTAAAAACACCATTCCAGCCATATTGAGAAAGTGTTCTATTAACTCCATTATTATTATAATAGGGATTAGTTACATTTCCACCAGAAAAAATAGATTGTAAGGAACTACCACAACCTGTTGCGGTATATGAAGGTGTCGTTATAGCAGTTTCAAAATCAGTTCCAATTATTTCTGATAAGGGATTTATAGCAGCATATGACTGTAATAACATATTTTGTGCTTCACTATCGAATCCTCCAGCATTAGTTCCTACAACAGGATATAATATGGCTCCGAAATAATCCATTGAACTTAAAGAACCGGTAAATTCATTAAAATCTGAAATATATGTGTTTGATGGTTCCTCAGTTTGACCTCCAGATGTGTAGGCAAAAGAAGGAGGACAATTATTTAATTGGTAGCTTTGTTTTGCTTCATTGGTAAAAGAAAGTAAAAATACACGGGTTGGGGGTACGTAATTTGAATTACCCCAATTAGTTGGAATACCATTAGTGGTCCAAGTATAACTTCCTCCCCCAATGGCTGATGTGCCTGAACTTAACCAATAACTTCTTCCGGTTATAGCATTTGATGGAGTAGTTCCATCCATTTCCTGATCTCTTATGGTTGCATTTGTAGATTGGAGTAAATTAGCTTGAGCTATATATTCTTCTTGTATTACTGAATTTGGTAATCCTATATATAGATTACCACTATAACTTGGATTATCTTCTTTATATTGTATAAACCAACCACTAATTGCATCATATAATGTAGCTCTATTTTCTTGTGAAGTAGAAGAAACCGCTCGATATGCACCTGATGTTGTGTCAACTATTGCGTATACATCAGTATCTCCTGTTAAACTAGTACCATCACACGTAGTTACTACAGAAACAAGACCTGATGTTCCTGATGAACCTGATGAGCCTGATGAGCCTGATGAGCCACTTGTTCCTGATGAGCCACTTGTTCCTGAGGAACCTGAAGCTCCTATTTGTCCTGATGTTCCACTTGTTCCTGAAGAACCTGAGGCTCCTGTTTGTCCTGATGTTCCTGATGAACCACTTGAACCTGATGAACCGGATGAACCTGATGTTCCTGATGAACCTGATGAGCCTGATGTTCCTGATGAACCTGATGTTCCTGATGAACCTGAAGAACCTGAAGTTCCTGAAGAACCGCTTGTACC